CGGTGGCCTTGCAGTAAAGTTCTTGCACTCGTAAATTATCTTCATGAATTCGTCTTCAGGTCCCCTGAAGTATTCAAGCCCCCTGGGGTGAACGCCGAACGCCAGACGGCACCGACGGAGCACCTCCCTCTCGACCACCACATCGTCATGAACCTTCAGGACCATCGCTATGATCGAGTCGCCCGGGTACGCCTTGAGCCTTTTCATAGAGTTCCCGTAGTCCTGCTGGGTCCGCCCCACCTTGTACACACCGTCAGCCATCATGATTAAATAAATATAGCCTGGCATACTTTGTCATGGGCTGAGATTTTTTTCTGGGGAGACGGACTTCGTCTCCTGGGGAAAAATGGTGAAGGTGAAACCCGTTTTCAAAATCCAAAAATCATGGGGTCGTGGCGAGGGTGCCCAAAATTTTTCAACTTTCCACCCTTCACCACTTCTCCACTTCACCATTTCAACCTATTTCTCACCAAAACACGGGGTGAAACCTGGGTGAAACCTGGGTGAAACCTGGGTGAAACCTATCCTGAAAGATCCCAAACGTCGTACCCCTGATCCTCGATACCCTTGACGACCTCTCGGCAATCGATGACCCATGTGTACGACCCTGCATGACCCGTCTCGACTTTGACGCCCTGGATCTTATCGATGGATGGCTTGAATGTCTGCTTGTTTTTAGGCTTGTAATCTGAGAACCGACACCTGACGACCCAGTCGTGGTAATCATCAAACATGTCCGAACTCTTGATGCGTATAGTCTCGGTCACGGCCTTCTGAACTTTGTGGTAAATGAACAGCAGTTCCTTGTCGACCGAGAGGCTCTTGACGCGCTTGTAGATGTCCGTCATCGGGCGCTCCGCCTGGAAATTCGTCTGGGAGATGTCGATGCCCGTGAGGTGATCGTAGATGGCCCTAATGTTACCTGGCTCACTGGCGTACTTGCGAAACTCTTGAAAGTATTCGACGTTTTTGTAAAACTTGTTCGAGCACTCGAGGACTGCGTAGCGTCTGTCATCTGAGTCGAGCTTTACGGGATCGGGCTTATTGTGAATTATGACGAAATTACAGCAGTTGTTGAGGGTGCAGCGCATGATGCCCTTGGCCTCGTACTGGACAGTCTCCCCCGTGATGTATGTTTTGAACTGATCGGAGTTCATCTTTATGGTGCCGACGTTGAAATCGTCAACGACCACCATGATTTTCGAGTTGGTCAACGGGGCGAACTGGGAAAACAGATCCTTGTCAGGGCTGCACGTGTGACCGAAGTACTCGGCTCCCATCACCTTTTTCATGACGTGTTCGAACACGCTTGATTTACCCGCTCCCTGCCGACCGATGATGACGAGTGCCACCTCCGTCTTGCGACCCGGGTACTGAACGATGTTCGCGAGCCACTTGAACACATATCCAGCCTGATCACCGAAAAGAGCCTCGACGTGATCTATGAACATGGCGGCCGAACCGGACGTCTCCGTGATCTTCTGAGCCGCAAAGCCCTGCCATGTGTTGAAGACGTCCTTTGGACACGACGTGGGTGGGGGGAGAAAGTCGATATTCTCGTAGGTGCGCATGGTAGGGTCTTTGAGCCAACGCTTGACGAAGGGCTCATCCTTCAGGAGTTTGTTTTCATTCATCTGAAAAAGGATAGCCCGATTCATGAGTTGAATTCCACCCTGTGTGAGACGCACGAATCCAAAGGGGTTCATGATTTTCAAGTGAGTCTTTTCAAATTCAATCTTTTCACGTTCATAGTTTGTGGCATCTGGGTTCTTGATGACCCATACGAGCGAATCACCGTCCTGGGCCTGGACACAGACGTCGAGCCAAGAGGAGTCACCGATGAGCGTCGCGCCCCGGAAACTCAACACATTCGATGGAGCTTTATTGAATACCGTACCATCGGTTATTTTACGAAGCTGAATAACATAGTCATCGAGCTGTGTTCCGGTCACGACGAAGCGAAAGTGCGTGAACCATACAGCCCCCTCCTGGAAGGTGGACACGATTCCATGAATGCGTAGTCTCGGGTAGTTCTGGGAGTTTACGATCATTTCGAGATCATTTTCACATTCGCACCTGCGCTGAAGGATTTCAACCTCCGTGAGCCTGGTGGCCGACTTGATTTGGTATTCAAAAAAGGGCTTCTTACCGTTACGGGAAACAAGCACCTCGCATGCATATGGGTTCGACTGGAGAAACTCCTCAACCTCCGCCTGGGTGTTGAGTTGGACGGGAGTCTTGGAGTTTGGGGTCGGACACATGAACACGGGAGCCATCCTATCATGGCCTGGGATTTTTTCTGAGGAGACTCGTCTCGTCTCCTGAGGAAACTCAAGTGGTCGCCATCTTCCTGAAGGCGTACCGCTCGGCATGACTTGTTAAAATTTCAGCCTTGTTTTCCTCATAATATCGGGCCGACTGATCACGGGTCTCTTCCCGGTGCGTCTCACGGTACTTTGCCCGGGCCCTGCGATTGCTTTCAGCTTTGCGCTGCTTGGCCTCTTCGAGCTTCTGCTGCTGCTCGTCCCAAAAGGCGAAGATGCGTTCGATGGGGGTGCCTTTATATGTCTCCATACCTGATTTATGTGAGGAAAATAACTTTAAGTGTTTACTGCGCCGTGACGACCGGGGCCTCCACGACGGGCTCAGCCTCTGGGACGACCGGGGCCTCCACGACGGGCTCAGCCTCTGGGACGACCGGGGCCTCCACGACGGGCTCAGCCTCTGGGACGACCTCAGACTCCACGACGGGCTCAGCCTCTGGGACGACCTCAGCCTCCACGACGGGCTCAGCCTCTGGGACGACCTCAGCCTCGGGGACGGGCTCAGCCTCTGGGACGACCTCAGCCTCCACGACGACCTCGGCCTCTGGGACGGGCTCAGACTCCACGACGACCTCGGCCTCTGGGACGGGCTCAGACTCCACGACGGGCTCAGCCTCTGGGACGGGCTCAGACTCCACGACGGGCTCAGCCTCTGGGACGACCTCAGCCTCAACGACGGGCTCAGCCTCTGGGACGAGCTCAGCCTCTGGGACGGGCTCAGCCTCTGGGACGGGCTCGACCTCCGCGTGAGTCAAGAGACTGGAGAGACGCGAGCCAGTGACGGGAGCGACAGGAACGCTAGTTCCTGGAGCCGGGGGCCAGGGGACCGAGTTCGCAGAACTCGTGACCTGCTCGTCCGTGACCTCGTCCGGCAGGTCGCGCAGGGCCTGCCTGTAGGCGAACCAGGCGTCTTTCTTGTCTTGGCTGAGGTGTGCGTCGGCCAGAGCCGTCCAGTCGCTTGCGGCGAGTCTCGCGTTGCGCTCGGTTCTGAGTTGAGTCCAGGCGGCGGCGGTCACGGTATCGACGTCGAGGGAGATGACCCAGACGTCATCAACGAGCTCAGCCTTGAGGGGCTTGCCCTCGAGTCCGTCTGGGATGGGAACGGTCAGGAAATCGGCCCAAGCACCCCCGTGGCGACAAGCGCCTGGAGGGACTTGACCGACTATGGTGGGGCCTGCTGGGTCGATAACAGCCTCCATTCTACTACTAGAGCTCGTTATTTATTTGGATGACGCCGCCAGTGCTGTTTGTGTTTTGGAGAAAATAGGGATAGCCGAGCGTCAAAGAGGCACTGCCGACAGTAGCCTGGACCGTTATACCGTTCGTACCTGCCGAGTCTCTTATTATAGCGGTAGTGATGATAGCGTTCCATGCACCTGATAAACTTCCTAGGAGACGGATATTCCCGACGTTCAAAACGTTTATGGTGGTTGCTGAAATGTCTCGCATAGGGACGGGTGTGATGCACAAAATGTTCGCTTGAGTGGTGGACGCTGCGATCCCCGACCCTATATATTCAAGCCCCGTAGTCCCACCGAGTTTGGTAAAGTACCTCTGACACAGCGCCAACTCCTGAGCAAATGGGCGTTGCTCGAACGGCGTAGCCACGGAACCTTTCTCGAGCTGGACGCCTGTCAGTTCGATGAAGTTGCCGGCGTTGGCGAGGATGTTGGTCGCGCCGCTTGACATGGTGTAGTTTCCGGTCAGCCACGTCGACGTCGAGGCGGTCGAGTAACCTGGTAAATAAGAACCGATGTCAAGAAGGATTCCCGTAGTATTATCTCTGTACCACGTCGTTCCATTAGGAGGAGGTGGAATCGTGAGAACCTGATACTGCCAAGTATTTACTGCATTTATCGTAAATGAAGTCACGTACGAATTCACGCCACCTGAATTACGAATAGAAACACTCACAACTGATCCAGTGGTGCACTGTGATCTGACCCAGAAAGAAAGGGTGACTGGGGCACCAAACGAAGTCCCCCACATCATGTCGATGATGTTATTGCCCTCGATGGATTGTTGTATACCGTACTGTGTAACTGGCGTGTTAGCCGCGATGCGCGACGAGAACCGTATACCGAGCTGATACGGCGTGTCAGGTGCGGCGAGGAGCTGTTGAGTAACCGTCTGTGTACCTGTACCACCTGTGAACGTGAAGCGATCTACAGTGCAAAACAGGGGATTTGTACCCGTCGTGCTCGTCCCCCTCTGCGCGATCCGCATGTCGCCGTTGATGATGCGGTTGCGGAACGCGCCCATGCCCGCGCCTCCACTGATCGTGCCCGAGACGACGAGATCGCCGGCAACCTCCAAGGCGCGCTGCGGGTTGGCGATGCCCACGCCCACTTTCGCGTCGGACGTCACGCAGAGGGACTCTTCGGTGCCGTTGAGGGTCCATTCCAGGATTGTCATGAAATTCGCCGTTCCTAGACCATTGGTAGTAGAGTTTACAACAACCCTAAAAAGGTTATATGCCTGCGTTGCACCCACAGTGAACGTTTGTGTGGCCGAAGCCCATGAAATTCCAGAACGTGAATCCATTAAAGTCCAATTGAGGCCATCACGAGATCCTAGAATCCAAAATTTAGACGGTGACTGGTGTACG